TTTTTAAAAGCTTGGCAATTCTTTTTATTCTTTTTATATGCTATTTTCTTACGAAAGCTGAACAGGAATATATAGACGATGTTGATGAGGTTAATTATTAGTGTGGTGCTTCTAGTAGGCTGCACAGCTACTTTAAATAAAAAGGCAGACCTATGCCCCAAGTTCTATACCTATATGTGTGAGAGCGTCGGCTCCCATGAAGACTGTTGGTGCGAAGATACTAGGCACTTAGAAGGGCAATTAAAACTAATACAACAACAAGCTTTTAAAAGAGATAGGTATAAATACTAATATGACAAAACCAAATTCAAGACAAACATTCATAGATTACTGCCTCAGAAGCCTTGGTGCTCCTGTTGTTGAAATCAATGTTGACGACGATCAAGTGGAAGATAGAGTAGATGAAGCTTTGCAGTTTTATCAACACTATCATTCTGACGCTATTGAAAAAGTATATCTAAAACATCAGATAACAGCTGACGATATAACTAACGGCTATATCCCAATTAATACACTTATCACAGATGTAGTTCGAGTCATGCCCATTAGGGATACAATAACTACTAATAGCTTGTTTGATGTTAAATATCAGATTCATTTAAATGACGTATATAGTTTAGGGTTCTTAGGATCCTTAGTTGATTATGAAATGTCACAGCAATGGATGTCTTTACTGGATGATATTATGGATTCAGATGATAAACACATTGCATTTGAAAGACATAAGAATCAGCTGAGAATTGATATGGACTGGACCCAAGAAGTATCCGTAGATCAGTATATAGTTGTGGAATGTTATAGAATTATTGATCCAGATACCTATACTGATGTATATAATGATTATTATTTAAAGAGATATGCTACTGCGCTCATTAAACAACAATGGGGTCAGAACTTATTAAAATTTGAAGGCATGACTATGCCTGGTGGTGTTACATTCAATGGTCGACAAATCTATGATGATGCTAGAGAAGAAATTAAAGAATTAATAGAGGAAGTCCGATTGAATTGGGAACAACCAGTCGATTTCTATACGGGGTAAATCATGCCTAGAAATGTATATTTCAGTCAGGCTGTTAAATCGGAACAAAATTTATATGAAGATTTAATAATTGAATCACTCAAAATTTTTGGACAAGATGTCTATTATATTCCTAGAACTCTAGTTACTAGAGATAATGTATTGGGAGAAGATTCAGCTTCCGGGTTGTCTGATGCATATTTATTAGAGGCGTATATAGAAAATCAAGATGGGTTCGAAGGCTCCGGCGACTTATATAGTAAATTTGGTGTTGAAATTAGAGATGAGGCTACATTTATTATCTCTCGATCACAATGGAATAAATTTATAGGACTTTGGAATAATCAAGTATATACTTCTAAACCATTGGAAGGTGATATTATATTCTTACCAATGACAAATAAGTTCTTTGAAATTACCTTTATAGAACACGAACAACCATTCTATCAATTATCCAATTTACCTGTATATAGGTTACAATGTGCTCTCTTTGAATATAATGATGAGGACTTTGAAACTGGTGTTGAATTAATAGATGATTTATCACAGGCAAGTGCATATACAGAATCTTTTGATGTAACAGTTACAAGTGGTAATCACTTTAAACAAGGTGAGATAGTATCACAGACATTGGTTGCAGCAAGTGATTCTACTCCTGCAATAATTGTATCAGGAGAAGTTGCAACGATAACTAAGATCAGTAATATCCGTGCAACAATTAGTTTGAGTAATATTAATGTTACTGGTTCTTCTGGTGAAGCAAGGGCATTTATTATTTCCAATACATTAGGTTTAGTAGGATCCGAATCGACCAATACTTGTTTTATTATTAAAATTTATGGACTTACAGATACCATAAATACATTTGCAACCGATGGTGGTGCAGAAAATGTGGCGTTCGAAATAGCGGCTGATGGTTTCTTAGACTTTACTGAAACCAATCCGTTTGGTGACCCATCGGAGACTTATTAATGTTTGGGACTCACTTCTATCATTCAACCATGAGAAAGGCCGTTGCAGTCTTTGGTACTCTATTTAATAATATTAGTGTTATTAGAACCAAAGCTGATGGTTCTGTTTTAAATCAAATAAAAGTTCCTTTGGCATATGGCCCGAAACAAAAATTCTTGGCTAGATTGGATCAGAGTACTGGCGCAGATGCCAACATGGCAATAAAACTTCCAAGAATGGGATTTGAAATAACATCATTGGAATTGGATTCTACCCAAAAATTAGCCAAAAGAAATATTATAACCGAGACACATGCCTCTGATGTAACAAAGAAGAAAACAATTAAACATCAAGTTGCCTATAATATAAATATTTCTTTATTTGCCATGGCAAAGAATCAAGATGACGGTTTACAGATAATAGAACAAATACTTCCATACTTCCAGCCTGAATATACAGTCACAATAACTCCTGTAACTGGATTTGCTTATAAACAGGACGTTCCTATTATATTAACAGGTGTAAGTATTAGTGATGATTACGAAGGCGATTTTCTAACAAGAAGAGCCTTGATATATCAAATGGACTTTACAATGAAAATGAAATTTTTTGGTCCTACAAGTAACCAAGGAGTGATACGAGAAATTAACGTAGATTTTAATAATGATGCGGGAGGTTCGGATATTTTAGAGAACATGGATTTCACTATTGATCCAACTACTGCCGGTGAGGATGATAACTATACTGTTACAACTACTATCAGTTAAATATTATTATGGATAAAAAAGATAAACTTTCTGCAAGTTTACAGAAAAACTTGCCTATCAAAAAACCTAGTCAAGTATATATCGATAAGAAAGATATAAAAGATGACTACGAGTATTCCAGAAAAACATATAAGGATCTAATAGACACAGGTGTTAGGTCGTTGGATGTTCTGGCAGAACTTGCAAGGGAATCTGAACACCCTCGCGCCTTTGAAGTATTATCCAAAACAATAAAAGATATTGGAGATACTACAGAAAAATTAATGGACCTACAAAAGAGTAAGAAAGAAATAAACAAAGTAGAGGCCGAGGAAAAGAAACAGATTACGAATAATAATGTATTTGTTGGATCCACTACAGAATTGCAAAGAATATTGCAAAAAGAAAATGAAAGAATAATTTACGATGCAGAGGATAAAGAATAACGAATTTGGGTATCTAGGTAATCCTTCTGTAAAAAGAGATGGCGTAGAAGCACAATTCACAAAAGAAGAAGTCCAAGAATACACTAGATGTATGAAGAATCCTGTTTATTTTGCACGTAAGTATATTAAGGTAATATCTTTGGACAAAGGTCTTGTTTCTTTTGATTTATATCCATATCAGGAAAAGATGTTTTACCACTTTAACGATAACAGATTTTCTATTGTTCTAGCATGCCGTCAGTCTGGTAAATCCATTTCTTCTGTTGTATATTTACTATGGTATGCATGTTTTCACCCAGAAAAAAATATTGCAATATTAGCCAATAAGGGTGCAACGGCAAGAGAAATGTTGGCAAGAGTCACTCTTGCACTAGAAAATTTACCTTTCTTTTTACAGCCTGGGTGTAAGGCATTAAATAAAGGTTCTATTGAATTTTCCAATAATTCAAAAATTATAGCATCGGCAACGTCTGGTTCATCTATTCGTGGTCTTTCTATTAACTTGCTCTTCTTGGATGAGTTTGCATTCGTAGAAAATGATGCACAATTCTATACATCAACATATCCTGTTATATCATCTGGTAAAGATACAAAGGTTATTGTAACATCTACTGCCAATGGTATAGGTAATGTATATCATAAAATATGGGAAGGCGCTTCACAAGGAACCAATGAATATAAACCATTTAGAGTGGATTGGTGGGACGTACCATCGCGTGATGAAAATTGGAAAAAAGAAACAGTTGCAAATACATCAGAACTACAATTTGAGCAAGAATTCGGAAATACATTTCACGGCCGCGGTAATACACTTATTGGTGCAAATCATTTACTATCGCAGATGTCAATTGATCCGATAGAACATAAAGAAAACATAAATATATATTTAAATCCTATAGAAGGGCATGAATATGTAATGACAGTGGACGTGGCGAAAGGTCGTGGCCAAGATTATTCAACATTTAATATAATTGATATTACAGCAAGACCCTTTGAACAAGTGTGCACATTTAGAGATAATAATATATCTCCAATGTTATTACCCGATTTAATTTATAAATATGCAAATCATTATAACAAGGCATATGTCATCATAGAGAGTAATGACCAAGGTGCCGTAGTGTGTAATGGTTTATATTATGATTTAGAATATGAACAGATGTTTGTAGAATCATCTATTAAGGCAAATGCATTAGGTGCCACAATGACCAGAAGAGTTAAAAGAATTGGCTGTTCTACTGTAAAGGACTTAATAGAACAAAAGAAATTAATAATACGAGATGCCGCTACTATTGTAGAAATGAGCACGTTTGTGTCTAAGGGTAGTTCGTATCAGGCAATATCACCGAACCATGATGATTTAATGATGAACCTAGTATTGTTTGCATGGTTTGTTACAACAGATATATTTGAAAGTATGTCCAATATTGATATGAAAGATATGTTATACAGAGAAAGATTAAAGGCAATACAAGATGATATGTTACCATTTGGGTTTATACCAGAGTCTGAAGATACTCCTAAGGGTGAAAAAATATTAGGGGATGATAATCTTTGGTTTGAGGGTGAGTCGTTTGATCGACTACTACGTTAGGATGTGGTTATTTATAAATAGTATTAGTGAATATTCGTATTATGAAAACATATTAACTAACTCAATGAGAGGATAAAGCGATGGCATTTCAAGTATCACCAGGGGTTGAAGTTAAAGAAATTGATACAACGGCAGTAGTTCCTGCAGTATCAACTTCTATTGGCGGATTCTCTGGGTCATTTAATTGGGGTCCGGTAAATGAGATTGTATCTGTTTCTTCTGAGAAGCAATTAGCGGATACATTTGGAACACCAGATT